GCAAGGGTGAAGTTCTGCGCGCCACCGGAGTCATCACCGTACCGAAGCGTGATGGTCGGGTTGGTGCGGTTGTCGTTGAAGTCCGTGACCATCACGTTGTCGCTGGGCCCGAACCAGCCGACCGTCGCGTAGGTGTCGAGATTGATCAGATCGACCTTTACCCAGGTTGCGGTATTCGCGGCCACGACCGCCTGCCCGGTACGGGTGCCGTCGAAGTAGCTGAAGTCGCCCTGGTACTGCCAGACCTGGAGGGGAGAGAAACTACCGATNACGGTGGCGTCCTGCACCAGCGCCGGGGTCGCCGTGCCAGCCTGGCGCTGGTTGAGCAGACCCTTGACGTTGCCGCCGAAGACGCCCATGTAGTTCTCGTTGTTGGCGATGTCGCGCACGAGGCGGTCCATCTCCTCGTTCATGACGCCAGCGAAGGCACCAACGCCGCCCTTGGTCGCGGTGTCCATGGCCTGGCCACTGACCTGGAAACGACCGTAGGAGTTGCGGCTGAAGACGCGCAGATCGGCGTACCCCTGCTGACCAGCGGCCGGCAGCACCGCCGGCGACTCACCGATGAAGCCCACCCCCGTGTTGCGAGAGGTGTGAACCGGGATGACCATCTCAGAGCCGGACCAACCCTTGCTCTTCTTCTGGAAGTACTCGCGCATCCAGACGCGTTCGTTCAACTGGTTGGCAATCGGGCCCTGGTAGAATTCTTTAAGAAGCGGCCCGAAGGACGCTAAACCGGAGACTATTGTGGCGGGCATGAGCCCCTCCTGTGAGACAGATGGTTAGAGCGACATACGCTCCCGGATCGCCTCGGCAAAGGCCGCCGTAGCTTCTGCCACAGTGCGCGGACGGTCCCCTTCGGACGGAGGTGGCGCTGACGCAGAGGAGCCGGGCCGGCGGAAGGCCTTCGCCCTCGTTGCCGACTTCTCGAACTCTGCGAGCTTCGCCTTTAGTGCCTCCACTTCCTTCTGGGCGTCGGCGGTGTATTGGCTGCGCAGCTGCTCACGACCATTCTCGATGTGAGCAGCCACCGCTTCAACATCCACTGTGCCGTCCGCTGCGACGGCCTGCCAAAGCTCCTGCTTACTGACCTCTGGGTGCTTCTCTACGGCGGCTGAGATCTCAGTATTGAGCTGTTCGGAAACGAGCTGGTGCGTGCGCTCGGTCTGCCAGTTACGGACAGACTCGAGATCGGACTTGAGCGCCTTGAGTTCTGCCGCCTCTGGGGCATCACCAGAGCTGATCAGATCGTCAAGCCACTCATCGGCAGACTTGCCATGCTGTGGCGCTTGCTGCTGCGCCTGCTGCATGGTCATCTGCTCGAGCGCCTCGATGCGCTGCTGCGCCCTCTCCAGGTCCCGCTCTCGCGAACGGAACTTCTCGTTTACCTCTCTGAACCTGCCGTAGGGAACTGACTCTGGAACCTTGGGAGCGTCTGGCCCCTCGTCATCACCCTTGGTCTCCACCCCTTCTTTAACGTCTGCGGCGTCTGCAGACGAACCATCCTCCTCCTGATTAGAGTCCGGGGAGTCATCGGACTCTGGGGTCTCATCGGCTTGAGCCTCGACTTCAGGCAACTCTTCGCCAGAGGCAACGGCCTCCATCTTTGAGAGCATCTCATCGTATTGCTCACCGCTTAAAATCCCCATCTCTCAACCTCCGTTTAACGCCCGGCGGCTAGTTTGACCCCTCCATCGCTAGAGGGTGCGACTTGTTGACGTCTGACTCGTGCCAGTCGTCCCACTCGTCTGTGTAGTTTCTGCCCGTCCTAGCCTCGAACTGCAAGCTCTCGCGTATATTCTCAGGCTTCTCGTACATGCGATCCTCACGCACAACGGCGGCCTGGTGAGAGCCGTAAACCGCCAGCGCCGTGGCGATAACCATGTCGTCGTGATGCCCCGACTGAGCCTCTGGCTTTCCGCGCTGCGAGTAGACGAAGTGGTTGGCCTCACGCTGGAATCTAGGATCGCGACCATCGAAGTGCCCGTCATAGAGTAACTCGTAGAGTTTGCTCAGCATAAGCGGCCTCGAGGAGCGGTCGGTCCAGAACCCGTATTTTCGAGTCCAGGTGTTCTCGCCATCCTTCTGGTCGAGCTTATGGTAGATGTAGGGATAGTTGCGAAGCCTGAGCTCCTCGATGATGGTCAGCCCGTAGCTGTTGGCCTCGGGCACCACCAGAGCTCGCCACTTATGTGCTTCGGCCAGCACACGCTTACCGAACGCACGCGGCATCACGCGCTCATAGTAGCTCGCCACCGTCACAACTTTCTTGGGGTCGGTCACGTCGATGACGCAGAAGGCCGAGTAGTCCCCCTTATCTGCGCCGCTGGCGGTGTCGACGCCCATCACGTAGGTGTGCCACTTTTGCGGCTCGGCGTGCGCGATGTAGCCTGCCTCCGGGTCGCCGCCGGGGAAGGCGCAGTGGAAAAACCGACCCCCGGTCGACACAAAGCTCTGCTCCGCGATGATGGGGTATTCCTGGTGCAGGATGCGGAGCTTCGAGTTGCACTTGAGCCTGTAGGTGTCGACGAACCAGTTCGTCTGCTCTTCGGTCAGCTCGAACTCCTCGACCATCTCTTCAATCTCTGGAGGCACAGAGCGCGGGATCTTCTTCGACGCGCAGTCGGGGTCTTCGGTCCATGGGTAGAAGACGCGGTGGTACTCCAGGTCGTCGTCGTTCCACATCGAGTACGCGAAATTCATCCCATTCGCCGTGGTTTCCAAGACCACCTCGGGGTCGGCACCTAGCGACGTGAAGAGCGCCGCCATGGTGTCGTCGGGGTTCTCGTAGCGGCTGAACTCGCTGCAGTGCAGCGCCACTGGCGTACCACCACGCGCGCCTTCGCTGTTCGCGGTGCCGATGATGATGCGCGAGTCATGGATGAAGTGCAGCTTGTGGACGGTCTGGTGCTTGAGCGGCACGCGCATGAACTTCGGCAGGTTCTCGTAGAAGCGGTGGTAGATGGGCGCGATGTTTTCGAGCACCGCCTTCTCGGTGTGCGCGATGACGGCGACCTCAAAGCCGGGCCTGAACAATGCCTTCCAGAAGAACTTGGCGGCGACGAACGTGCTGATGCCCACCTTCCGGCTCTTGAGCACGTAGGTGAACGGCTGCGCGTCCATCACGTCTGCGAAGTCGGCCTGAATGGGGTTGGGCACCAGCGGTACGAGCTTCTTACTCTTATTGAGTATCTTCAGGTACTTCTGGCAGAAGTAAGGGAAGTCCCAGGCGCAGCGTCGAAGTTCCGTGAGCTGCTTCTCGTTCACCCTAGTGCATCGACTTGATGGTCTTGTCGGACTCAGACGCGGCGCCCATTAGCTCGCGCCAGCCCTCCCCGCTCATGTCACCGGCCTTGGCGCTCGTCAGCAGTTTGAGTTTCGCGGCCAGCATCTCGAGCTTCAGCTCCTCGGCCCTGAGCGCGAGCAGGTCGCGCTTCTTGAGGATCTCGACATCGGCCTCGTGGCGCTCCTTGAGTCGGAAGCGGCGCGCGAGTAGCCACTGCGCGGTCTTCACGTTGACCTTGGCGTCAGCGATGACGATGGCTTCGAGGTTGACCTGCGCCTTGCCCTCGGCGGTGATGACGCCCTTGAGGATGTCGTGACACCGACCCTTGACGATCTTGCCCTCACGCAAAATGGCGAAGAAGTACCAGGGCTTAATCCCCACTGCCTTGGCGGCAGCGGTGCGCGTGTGCCCCACACTGAGCATGGCCAGGATGGTCTCGACGTGCGGCGTGACCGACTTGAGGCAGGTCGCGATGGCCGGGGTCATGTCCTCAGTGTAAGTCTTCGACATTGTTCTTGTACTTCCTCACCGTCATGGCGATGGCCTTGAGTGGCGTCTGCGGGTGCGTGACGAGGTTAAGTGCGGTCATGAACCGCGTCGTGTCCTTGGCCAGCAGGTCCATCTTATCAGACACCCTGGATGTCGTAGCCAGCCCCTTCTCCCAGGTGCGTGACAGCGTGTTCTGCCTAATCTTGTGCAGATACGCCAGCAGCAGAGGCTTCGCGGCCTTCTCGCGTTTACCGAGCTTGCGCTCCCCGAGCATCTTGAGCGCCTCTTGGGTGTCGCGGAGTGCAGTGATCTGCAGCCCCACGGCGCGCTCAACCTCGGTCATGGACGGGTCTTCGTCCACGCATACGCTCACGGCCCCCATGAGGGAGTCGGCTAGCCAGTAGAATGGAGCGCCGGGGGCGACGTCATACCTCAGATCTTGCATCCGGCCACTCGCTCGATCTCCTGCGTGATCAGGTGCAGCCCGTGGCGCTTCTGGCTCAGCGCGGCGCAGTAGGCCACGCACGCGACCATCACGCGGTCGGCGTCGACCTGTCGCTTCTCCGAGAGCCTCTCGAGGAAGTACGCGGTGCGCTTCTCGACCTTCTCACCGAGCCAGGACATGTCGGGTGCGGAGTTGGTCTTTTTGGGCGTAGTCTTTGGCCCAGGCTTCTTCTCGGTCTCAGCCTTGGGCTTACTCTTCGTCTTGGTTGCCATCGGTCTCCTCCTGGGTTGGCTCATACGGTAGGACCCACTGGGAGGGTCCGCAAGATGCCAGTATTGCAAAGAAGGTATCAGCAGCCATGTCGATTCGCCAGTCTGAGCGATCGTCACGCCAGAAGACGATGGGCAAACGGCCATCTGTGTCGCCCGCGGCCTGCGCGATGGCGCGGCGGATGGGGCAGCACTTGCCTCGCTTGACTTCAATCCAGAACTGCGTGTCTTCGACATCACTCTCCCTGGCTCCTCGTGACTGGCTGTCACCGCGCCTGGCCTGGTAGCCGCGATCGGTGAAGAGGTGCGACACCTCGCGCTCGCCACGCTTGCCCTTCTGCCTGCTGCTCCTGCCTCCCACCCTAGGCCCCGCAGGCTGCCAACTGGCGGCAAGACGCGCACTCCCCGCAGCCGGTGCCCCTGTAGCACGTTACCGTATCATCGATGTGGAGCGCGCAGTCCTTGGAGAGGTGCAGGATTTCCCGCTTGCTGAGAAGCTCTAGCGGGAGATTGATTCGCACTCCACACGCGCGGCCCACCGACATGAGTACCTCTTTTCGGCAGTCCCGGTATGCGGCCTGGTCGTCCCCATTGCACCCCAGGGTGACGGAGGTGGCACCACGCATCGCGGCGAGGGCAATGAACGACGTGTTGCGGCCTGGCACAACGCTGGAGACTGCCGTATCCACATGACCGCCAAGCAATCCGGCTTTGGGTGGGCACTCCCCCCACTTCACCGTGATGATCTCATGGGGCACTCCGGCCCGGTCTGCGATATTGCGCGCAGCCGATACCTCTGGGGGCTCCCCGTGCCCCGCCCGCGTTTGCCCGTAGTCGAACGTCAACGCGAGATCGAACGCTTCCGGGGATATAAGGAGGGCAACTGCGGAGTCGAGCCCTCCGCTAAGACATATCACCTTCATGGCAACCTCCAGACCACATGGTCTTGGCGTGAGAGCGCCCAGTTCGGGTGCTCATGGACGAACTTGATGCAGCGCTGAAGGCTCTCAGCATCCTCGACCCCATCGACCGTCAGCGGCTGCACATAGCGATACCAGAAGTCGGTCATGTCATCGGGGTACTCCTCGAGGTACTCCCACGGGTCGAGACCGTTGAGTCCGTCGATGAGCTTGATCTCATGACCGTACTTCTGCATGAGCGGATAGCCGCCGTGGTAGCTCACAGACAGCCAGTCGACGGCTTCGATCGCTCGATGCTTGCCGCTTGTCGCGACGGCGATAGAGACCCCAAACTTCCTGAACGCGGCGATCAGCGGGCGCATGGGGCGGTCATAGGGCTCGCCCCCCGTGATCCAAACCCACCTATCGCGGTAACGCTCTGGGAAGACGTTGAGCACCGCGTCGACTACATCTATCGCGGTGAGCTTCTCCGCGACCGAGTAGTCCGTATCGCAGCGAGGGCAGCCCACCGAGCAGCCCGCAAGGCGCAGGAACGCCATCGGGAAGCCGCGAAGATGCGCCTCGCCCTGGATGCTCCAGAAGACGCCGTTTGGTGCCAGGCTATACATCCATATCCCCCAGTAAGGTTAGCTGTCGACGCGCTGCATCGAGTGTGCCGAGCGTCTTCGAAAACCGCACCGCGCTGGTGCCGTCGATGCTGTCGACCTGTGCGTTGCTGCATAGAGAGGTTCTTCGGACGCTGTTGACGCGGCCGACGTGGCACCAGGCACCCACCTCCCGGCACAGCGAGCTCCACCGTGCGAGGGTCTTCTCCTTGAACCCTGTGGTGCCACCCACAAATATGCCCACCCGTGGGCCGATCAGCGGGCGCAGATCTGACTCCTGCATCCCGTCTTGCACAGGGATGAGCGCGAGCTCGGAGTGCTCATGCACCAGCGGCAGGTACGCTCTCGAGCGACCCAGGCTCTCAAGGCCGCCTGCCACGATGTCTGGCACCACGACGAAGTCCGAATCGCCGCCAAACTCAACCAGAAGCGCCTTCCATGGGCGCTCGTCCCAGGGCTCTTCTCGCAGGTAGGCGGACCAGGCGCCATTGTCCAGCGCGTACCGCATCGCAGGCTTCCAGCTGAGGCAGCTGAGGAACTGCGGCCTATTCTTCGCGTAGGCCTCGGGGGTTACAAACACCCCCCACCCAGCAGCGTACATGCGCTCGATAGAGCGCCCCGTGGCCAGCGTGGCGTATGCCATCACTCAGTCCACTCCTTGAGCGTGCCCGCGCCGCTGCACAGTGGGCACCTGCGCGACAGGTACAGCATCTGGTTCATGTCGCCTCCGAGCGCCAGCCAGAGCTTGTCTATAGCCTCGATGCTCTTCTGCACACACGGCACGTAGTCGCCCTTTTCGAGCCTACAGAGCGACGAGAGGCTGATCTGAGCGCGCCTGGAGAGCTCGCGGAGGCTGAGTCCGCGTTCAGTGCGCAGTTGATAGACGTATGCCCCCAGAGTGAGGGCTCCAGCGCGGCGATCTCTATTTTTCAATGACTGCACTGCTGCCAACCCCTTCCCACCAGCTCAATACGTGCTCTCCGAGGTGGCCGAGCGCCTGTTCTGCCGTATGCACCGAGGTGAAGACGGTCGGGCGCCCGTTATGCAGCCTTTTGCGCAGCATGTCGCACAATGTCTGCGCTCCGTGGGCGCTCAGGCGCTCTACACCGAGGATCCTGCCGTCTGGGGTCGTCCTGGTGAGCGGAAAGACGTCATCGAAGACCAGGAGCTCACACTGCATGGCTTTATCGAGCAGTTTCCACTGCTTAGCGCCGTCATCGAGGTAGCAGCGCTTGCACGCGGTTACAAAGTCCTCGTATTCGAGCCACATGACGCCTTTAGAGCGCTCTCCCATGACCATCTTGATGACTGCACGGGCCGCAGCGGTGGATTTACCGCTCTTGCGGGGCCCAGAGAGCCAGATCGAGTCCTCTGGGTTGCCGTTGAGCCACTTATAGAGCGCCTGGTCGGCTGCTTCGCGACCCTCGCGACGCTCATAGTCGGCTGCAGCGTCCTTGAGGCGCCTCGGGACGTAGCATAGCCGGCTCTCGCGGAGCGATCTCTCCTCTCTCTCTCTACATGCGGGGCATTGGTTGGGCGGTTCGTACCACCCGCCGCGCCCTTGAGCCTCTGGCTGCACCCATTCGGGGCAGTCGTCAGTGCAGCAAGGGGTCTGATAGGGGCGACGACACGCTGAACAGGGGGAAGACGCTTCCACCGGCTGTCCACATGGGCATTTATCACCTCCTAGCTCGAGACCATGAAGCGTCGACAAGGTTGCAGCAGGTGTACACAGGTGGGCCACCGATTTCGGCACTGGCCAGCGTGAGGCGCCAACCTCGACAGTATCATGGCCCTCGGATGCACGCTCAAAGATCTGTCGCATGTTCATTCACTATCCTCCATCCGCTTCAACTCCTCGAGTCCATAGATGCGGAGGGGAGCGCTGAGCGAGCAGATAAACTCAAACAGCTCCACAAGCGCTTCTTCGCCGGTGCTAACTCTCTCGTTCCCGCCCCCGGTACACCACTCCCACGACCATTGCCGATGATCCCCGCTCACAGAACCCCAGCAGCCGCCGCCGCCAAGCACCGGTTGGTGGATATCTATCTCAAGATCGTGCCAGTCGTCGGAGTCCACCTTCTCGAGAAGGGTGTCTCGCGTCAGCGCCATCACACAGCCCATCGTGGCCGGGTCCGACATGTTTGGCACAAAGCCATCGTCCGCAGGGGCGCTGTCGTCCATTCGCCTGTGCGACGAGCCGTCTGGATGCACAGCGAGCATACCCGCCATCCACCGCCACCCTGTCGCCGCCGTCGCCCTGCTACCAAGGGCATGATCATGCTTCATCTCTATCCTCCTCGAAAAGTTCTAGTTGGTGGTCTGGGATGCCGAGCATCCTGCGGTGCTCCTTCTGCTGCTCGACTGTGGGCTTCCCTCTCGGCACCCACTCGATGAGTGTGTTATCACTGGGTTGAGGCAGCCAGATGGCCCAGCAATGCGATGAGGTGTCAGAGTGACCGTCCGCCGTAAACGAAAGCCGCCCCTCGATCCAGAGCAGGACGTCTGGACTGTAGACCCTCCCTCGATCACCTTCGCCCCACCAAGTGACTCTCGTGAGCACAGCTCCGAGGGTATGGTGGTACCGGCAATGCTCCTCGATGCGGTGGACGAAGCGGAGGAGCTCACGCCCGTAGGGCGGGTTAGCGATGACGTGGCTATGTGGTGGCCAGAGCCTCGTGATGCTGTCCTCAATGCACACCGACTGTACGCCCGCGACCTGCTGGAGAGGATCGCGGAAGCGTTCGTCGATGTCGTAGGCGTGCCAGTCTGCACCCAGGGGCCTGAGCCACAGTGGGAGAGCGCCCATGCCCGCTGCTGGGTCGACGACATCGCCCAGGGCGTCTACCCGCCGCCGGTAGAACCAGTAGAGCAAGGGCAGGACAGCTTCGGGGGGAGTAGGGTAATATTGATTGATGCCGCCGATCACGAGGAGGACTCCTGATGGCCAACGGGGCGCAGCGACAGAAGGTCGCCAAAGACTGGATACAGAAGGCCATCAAGAAGCCCGGAGCGCTTCGCAAGGAGCTCGACATCCCGGCCGGTAAGAAGATCCCAGCCAAGAAGCTCAACGCCGCAGCCAAGAAGCCCGGAAAGCTCGGGCAGCGAGCGCGGCTCGCCAAGACACTCAGCGGGTTTAAGAAGTCTGGAGGCAAATAGATGAAAGCTGACAAGTACGGCGTGGAGCATAACTCTCCCGCGATCACCATCTCCTTCGGGCTCGGTGGAGCAGGGATGGCCAGCAAGTACAAGGGCGAGAAAGGCCAGAAGACCGCGAAGATCCGTAAGCAGGTCGCCCGCGGCAAGGTCAAGAAGTCGCTCTTGAAGATGTATGACTCCTGGTCTCGCAAGAGCGGCGTCGCCGGGCAGTACCGCGACGAACTCGGGACCTTCATCGAAGGCATGGAGGAGTAGATGGCCACCGCAATAAAGGGGGGGATGGCCCGGAAGACGGGCGCCAAAGATCATGGCCCGAATGCGTACTTTGGGAGAAGCGTCACAGACAGGTTCGCGAGGTCCAGAAGGCAACGGTACGGAAGGTACGGAACCCCATGGGGCAACGTGCCTGATGAACTCGACGATCACCTCAGGCGGCAGGCCGGGCTTAACAGCCAAGCGCTCAGGATGCAGGCCGGGATCGAAGATCTCCCCGAGGGCGAGACGGAGGCGCCTTACGGCTACGACCAAGTGGACCCCTACGACAGAGAAGGCGCCCGACTTTCTGTCGCGGAGGGCTGGGAGCTCGTCGAAGAGGCGCCAGGTAGGTGGATCTGGACAGGCTGGGAAGACGACCCACAATATAAAGCCCACAAGCAGAAGAAGGGCGTCGAGCGGAGAGACGTGGCCAGAGCCCAGATGGGGCAAGATCGCACCGCCGCCGGGCCGACGATGGCCGGAAGCGGTGCGATGTCTCAACTGCAGGCGCTCTTCTCCGCAGGTGATGTCGGCGCATACGGCGACGAGTACTAGTCGCACTTCGGCTTCCGCCACGCGTCATGCAACTTCTGCACGTCCTGACTCATCATCTCTATCCTCCGTGTTAGTGGTCCTTCACAGCCTGTACCACGGTACTGAAACAACTGTCTACTACTACTACCAATATAGATATAGAACTGCCCCAACTTGACGGATCTGCACACTACTGCTACCCTCGCGTCGGCAACGCCGCCTTGGAAGCTCGCTTCCGTCGGGCGGCTGCTAGCGAGGGGAAGCATTTCGGGAGCTAAGTGCCCGGAGCTAAAGGGATTCTCTCAATCCCTTAACGGCTTAGGCTGAAAAACTGCGAGCGATCTGAGGCTTGTGTTTAGAGTGCACGAAGGGGGTGAGGGGGCGACGGACCTCGCAGGCGCGTAATGACGATAGGCGCGTCCCTAAGATCCGCGCTGCGTTTGATGATAGCCCGTCTCCGATCCGCGGGCCGCGAAGATCGAAGACATGTCATTGAGATCCGCGCGTCTTCGACAAACGCGCGCCCTAATGTCGGTGACACGTCTCCTACACCCGCCCGTCATTCGGTCCGCGCGCCTAGCTGCGCNCGAGNTCCTTTAACGCTCAAGCCCGGTTCTAGCTGCGCTCGAGCTTTTTTAACGCTCNAGCCCGGTTCGAACCGCCTACCCTACCGCTTCAAGCAACGATCGAAGGGTGCTGAGCCGAGCCAAGCCATCCCGCTGNCCATGNGTCGGTTGCGTCCGGTCTGCAGGGTCCGCTGTGTGTCCCTCGCGCGCACCGTCCACCGTCCGTACCATGAGCTTGCCTGCCAGGCGGTAGGGTTCAATGGTGACGCCACCTGCGGCCCGCAACCGATCCAACGCCCGACGGACCGAACGCTTGTGTAGGCCACACAATCGGCCGATCGCAGCGTACGTCACCAGCACTGGGATCGTGGGACTGCAACCCTGATCACGCAAGATCGCCAGCACGATAGCGGCGCTCGACCCGAACCGCTTCACATCGTCTGGCCACACAGTCACGATCGCTAGACTGCTCTGCTGATCACGACCGGTCAAGACGTCGGACGTTTCAGAGTCTAGGGACGTCACGCCTATTCGNTAGACTGCTAGCTTGTCTCTCTCTTTCTCACTCTCTGTGTGTGCTTGTGTGTTGCGTCGTGTGTCGTGGTGTGTTCTTCTGTGGATGGAAGCGGACCACAACCGGAGAGACCTCATGAACGACCTACTCACCCTTTATTACGAGTTGACCTTTCCGGCGGGGTTCGCTGCAGCGCGCCAGGCGCTGTACCAGAAAGGCGTCGACAACGGTGCGTTCCACGACTCCGACGGACCCGTCCCGATCGATTGCGTGTCCATGTGGATCGTCAGCGCTGGTGACTACGGATTCACCACAAGCCCACAGATCGCCGATGGCGTCCGCCTGTACGGAGAGTACTAGACCGATGCCAACCACATACAACATCTACCACAACCGGAGAGGCCACATGTTCGACACCATCATCACAGTCAGCAACTGCAGCGAGTGCAGCAAGCCCGCCGCCACCGCCACCGCCATTGACTACGAAGGCGACGGTTTCGGTGATTTCGAGGTCTACGTCGACGACATGCTGACGGCATCTATTGAGATCCAATTTCTCGACCACGACTGCGACCGCGCAACGTATCGCGTCACGTTTCACTACGGAACGCCCTGGGAGGGTTGGGTCCGCCCGTTTGACTTCGACCCGGACAGCGACGACAGCACCGCGGATGCGCTCACTGCCGCCAAGGTGTGGCTTAGCCTCAAGATTGCTGAGGGCTGCTAGCATAACGACCAGCGAGATCTTCACAACCCAACCCAACCCAATGGGAGACAGACCGATGACCTACAAGCAAGCCCACACCATCATCCTGGACCACCTGGCAAGCGCCGGATGGACTGTGAAACGCTGGAACCCTGCGACGGCGCGACCGATGAAGGTCCCGCACGCTACCGATCCCACGGGTCACAAGCGGTACTACTTCAAAACGCAGGCGATCTACCTCGCCGAGTCTTTCACGCCGGATGGCGATTTGACCCTTCGTGGCGCACGTTCCGTTTGTTCCGACATGCGCCCCATAGCGCGCAATTGCCAAGCCATCGACGCCACCTAACAGACCACAGACCACAGACCACAGACCACACAAGGATAGACCATGACCCGTTTCACCAACATCACCATCATCGCCCGACGTAATCGGGACTCGTTCGGCAACACCTACCACACCGTTGACATCAACCGCGTCGGCTCGCGTCTTTCGTACAAGTCCGATGTCACCTATGGCTACGACAATCAATGGCAAAAGACCGCTCTCGAGATCATGACGGGACTGTGGGGCGGTTCGCCCGATCGTGGCATGTGGCATTGGCAGCGGGAGACCGGATACACCGTCGACGCGACCGTGCTCGACGTGAAACGCGCGCGAGACCTTTAGACCACAGACCACAGACCACAGACCACAGACCACAGACCACAGACCACAGACCACACAAGGATAGACCATGACCTACGCGCAATTGATGGCCGATCTACTCACAGCCACAGACAAGCAATTGTCTCGCCCCGTCGTGGTCCTTGGCCCAAACGGTGAAGCGCACTGGGTCATAGCGATCGGCGTGGGAGACGAGGGTCGCCTCGAAATTATCACACAGCCCACCACCTAACAGACCACAGACCACAGACCACAGACCACAGACCACAGACCACACAAGGATAGACCATGGATACAGCGAAACTGATACGCACGTTGAAGGCTAACCGCGCCACGAAGACGCAGGCCGAATTGGCCATCATGTGGCAGCGCGATCCGCGGATGGCGGTAGCCTGGCAAGCTGCCATGCTGGCCAATGGGAAGCGCAAGCTCCTGAGCGTGAACCAGGCCAAGTTGGACAAGTCTGGCAAGACGATCGGAGTCTTGACCGTCGGCCTCACGATGTCCCCCGCAGACGAGGCTACGCCGTTTATCACGGGACGCCATGCCGGACGTGACCTGACGATCTGGGAGCCCACAAAAAAGGCGCCCGCATACAACGCGTGCGCAGGTAGCACGGCAGCTTGCCGCGCCGTCTGCGTCGGCAACGCCACGGGACAAGCTGCCATATCGGCTGCGATGCCGTTTGATGGTCATCGTCTGGCGCGTATCGGTCGCTCGGTTCTGCGTCACTTCTGTCGTGACCTGTTCGATGCTCGCGAGCGCTCAGAGCTTGCGTCGGCCCGTCGGAAAGCCGACCGCCTAGGCTACGGCCTCGCCTACCGTCCCGACGTCGCTACTGACCATCAAGACGGGCGCAAGGGTTCGTTTCATCCCGTCATAGGCCCGCGCATGCCCGTGGATATGAACTACGGGTACTCGGCCGTTTCCGCTGCCATGCGACGCGATGACGGTACCTTGCGCGCCTTCTCTCGAAAGGACACCGAGCGCTCCGATGGTCTCGCGCGCGCATGGGTCGCCAAGGGCTACCCCGTCGCCGTGGTCTTCGCGGTCGCCAAGGGCGAGCCGTTGCCCAAGACGTGGGGTATGGCTCCGGTCATCGATGGCGATCTTCACGACGTCTGGCCGATGCAGGACCATCCGACCACGGGCGAGCCTATCAGCGAAAGCTATGGCCAGCACGGTGTCGTGGTTGGGCTCCGCGCCAAGTACGCCACGATCGCGCAGCGCGATACGCTCATCTCGTCGGGCTTCGCGGTGGCCGCATGAGCAACGCGATTTACATGCTCCGCCGCGTCATCGCAGGCGACCGATTCTACCAGGCCCTAACAGGCCTCACACCCGAGCGTGCCTTGTACATGCTCACGACCTTGGAGGGTTAGGCCATGAGCATCGAGATTCACCCGAGTAGCACCTCTGTTAGGGACGCATGGGATCGGACGCTTGGCCGGAAGCGCACACACCCGTCGGGCATCGTTGTCACGTGCATAAAGCGCGAGGGATACGTGAGCCCGATCACACGTGAGGGCCACCCGTTCGGCGAGATATGGCAGGACGCACGTGGCTACGAGGTCGTCCTGTTCGCCGGCCCTCGCATTGCCCTGTTCGGTGTTGACGAGCATGGGGGCTGGGGGCTGGCCTACGGCGCCGCAGAGCGCTACGCGAAGGGACAGTAGGCTCCCACGGGCCCAGGGCATCACTCGGTGGTGCCTTGCCTCGTGCGATTCTGCATTAACCAGAGGATAGAAAATGAAGCGTCTCATCGTCATCATGATCACCGCGCTGGCCTGTGGTTGCGCCACAGCGCCTACGCACCCGCGAATCACCCACAAATGCCCGATCGTCGACCGCATCGAGGGTGATCGGGCCGTCGTGGAGGCGCCGAACGGCCGCATCTATGACCTGCCTGCCGCCATCTTCCCTGGCATCGCAGAGGGCGTCCCGCTTTGTGCCCTTGAGCGCATCGCAGACCTCTGGGAGCCCCACGAGCTCTTCGACTGCATCGAGCGCGGCGAAGACGTCAACACCTGCATGACCGAGGAGGGCTAGAGCATGACGACACAACACGTCAACGGGTACTGCCCGCATTGCAACGAACCGGCGACACTCGATTCTGAAGAGATCGACCAGTGCGACGAGTGCGGTCGGTACTACCACAGCGACGACCTGGCGCGCAGGCGTCTGCTAATCGAGGCAGCGCCCGACCTGCTGCACGCCCTCAAGTGGGCGGCTGAGTACGTGAGCCTCTACACCGGGAACGGGGCAGGCTGGACCGGCGTGCAGCAGGGGCACGACCGGGAGAGGTTCATCGACGACGCCACGGGCAACTTCGACGCCGAGGGGCTGCGTGCGTTCCTTTCCCAGACAATCAACAAAGCAGAGGGGAAATAATGTCATGGGCATACATCCCACAATCATCAGCCTGTTTACCGGATACGGAGGGCTCGAGTTGGGCCTCGACAGCGCTCTCGGAGGCACTCGAACGGTGTGTATGGTCGAGAGGGAAGCCTTCGCCATCGCAAACATGGTCGCGCAGATGCAAGCGGGCGCCGTGGCTCAGGCTCCTATCTGGACTGACGTCGCAACCTTCGACGGCAGAGGTTGGCGCCCTGACATCATCACAGCGGGGATCCCATGCCAACCCTGGAGCTGCGGCGGCCTGCGGCTCGGACTCGATGACGACCGCTGGGTCTGGCCAGATGTCGCTCGTATTGTCGGAGAGACCGGCGCGCCCGTCCTCTTCCTCGAATGCACTCCTGGCCTCCGACGAGGAGGCTTGCCGATTATCCTCCACGACCTTGCCGCTCTCGGGTTCGATGGGGCCGAGTGGGGTTCTTTCACAGCCTCCGAAGCGGGCGCGCCGCACCGACGTACCCGGCTCTTCCTCCTGGCCTACTCCGACCGCGAGCAGCTACGGCAACTGTGTCGGGGGGGCAGCGGGCAGGGTGGGACCGGTGCGGCACAGCCTCAACACGCTGGCGCAGCGGTGGCCTTCCCACCAGGCCCCGACGACACCGAGGGCTGGCGACGGTGGACCCGTGCCGGTGGTCCTCAACCCGGAGTTCGTGGAGGCCCTCATGGGGCTCCCGATCGGGTGGACCGAGTACGCCTCCTTGGCAACGGGGTGTGCCCCGACCAGGCCGCCCTCGCCTTCCAGGAGCTGAGCAGTCGTGCGTTTGCGTAACTTTCTCACCACCCCTTGTCCGATTGTGTGTGTTGCGAGCGTCTTCATAGTTGACGGCAGCACACAGCGTGTGTACCGTACCCCCAGACCACTACACAGGAGAAGGCGATGCCTTACTACGAGCAGATGATGCCGCCGCCCAACGAGCCGATGCCCAGGGGCACGGGGGACTACGGCCCGCCCAACGACGACCGGGACGACCCGCGCGACTACACCCACGCAGAGCGCCCGAGGCTC